ATGTAAGCGAGCAGGTTGATTTGCAACCCTGTGGGGGCACGCATGTTGCCAAAACAGGTGAAATTGGCAGCGTCGCGATCAGCAAAATCGAGAAAAAGGGCAAACAGAACAGACGTGTTCATCTCGTATTTCAGGATTGATGCGGGAATTTCCCATTCACCCTTGATATTCCCAAAGCAATCGGTCAAAACCCCCTATAACGGAGCGGTGGCCGAGTGGTCGAAGGCGCACGCCTGGAAAGTGTGTAGGCGGGAGACCGTCTCCAGGGTTCGAATCCCTGTCGCTCCGCCATTATTTTCTTATAAGTAACTGTATTTATTATATAAAAATCACCTTAAAGGCGGGTGAGGTACATATTGAGGTACATATTTATTTTTGTTGCACCAATGCCATACCGCAAGAGTTTAATTTAGCTGACCTATGTATTGATCGAAGCGTTGATCTGCGTAATGAACTCATCGTTTATATAAAGTTCATACATTTTTGAGTTGGAAAGCAGCTCCGCTCTGTCATCTTTCACTATTTTTAAAGTCTGCCCGTCTAGGTCGGCAGTAAATACACACTTCCAACTTGCGACCGCTGTCTTCTGACACGCTGGTTCTTTGTAAAGGTTTTTCCAAGTGTGGTTAAAAACCTCTTTTCCGTTGGCACGTAAAATCGTGGTCAGCGTCATACCTTCCCACTGATCCTCTAATTCAAAGACGTATTTTTTTTGATCGTATTGTCCTGCGGCTTTGAAAACAGGAGTGACCGTTCCACAGCTGGCTAACAATGCACTGGCAAAGATTGCTGAGATTATTTTTTTCATTTCAGTTCGCCTCATTTTTACGTCTCCTACCAAAATGTATATTGCCACCCCTTGAGACAATCCAAATGCTTTCTGTCTGTTTCAGTAATTTTGGGTGAAAACATGACAGATAAAGTATGGCTTACCGACGTTGAAGTCGGCACAAGATTTGGCTCAACACGCCAGTGGGTTTGGTCACAAGCACGGACAAACCCGAAGTTCCCACAACCTGTAAAGCTATCCACGCGCTGGTCGCGCTGGAGCCTGCAGGAGATCGAAGCATTTGAACAGGAGGCGATGTCAGCCCGTGGTTAGTGCATCACAGAGAGGCCGCAGCAATCAGCGTAAGGGCGGATACCATGAGCGCAAGAACGGCAAGCGGCTAGGGGAGCTGACTGGCCTGACGTTTGAGCGTAACTTGGATCAGCGCAGAGAAGCTGATCATCTGGGCGATTTGATCTGCACGGATGCGGATTTCCCATTTGTGATCGAAAACAAGTATCGCTCCAAAGGTAATGGCATTCCAGCGGGGGCGTGGGAGCAAGCCTGTAGAACCGCACACAAGACGCAGCAGTGGCCAAGCGTGGTCTATCAGAATGGCCGCGTTGCGCCGCGTTGTCGCGTCCCTCTGGCCGTCATAGGACGTGCGCAGGGTGGGCATGACCTAATCCCGTTTGGTACAGCTGACCTATCAATGGAAGACTATGCTGAACTTGCACTTCAGCTAATGCGCAACAAAAGGTTTTGACCAAGGAACCTCTATAGAAGGAAATCACTTCTGTCCCCCTATCGAAGGACAGCTGACTAGGGGGCCGCCTCAGAAGGAATACCCTTATGCCCCCCTATCGAAGGACAGCGAAGTTATCCTTCACGGCGGTAGGTGTCCGTCCCTTTACATATCGGAACCACCGCCACCCACAATCAGGATGCATGAGACGCCCGTAAGGGCGTTTTTTTTTGGCCTTTTGCCATCTGACTAATGGTCTGAAAACAAAGACTATTCATCATTTTTCTTACCAGCAGCTTACGGATCATAACGGTTTAATACTACACGCTAACCAATTGATTACGTTAGAGAATAGCTGCATCCAGTTTAGTCAGAATGCATCCACAACCAAACGCAAGAAAGGAACTTGTTATGGATGCGATTGAACAGGAAAAAGCGGCGCGTCCTGCAAAGATACAAGCGTATGTTGCGACGTCAAGCAAGCAATACTTGGTAAAGCTAGCGGTCGCAAATTCCCGCAAAATATCTGCGCAATTGGATTTGATCCTAAAAGAGCATGAGCAGTCAAATGGCTGATCGTCTGGAAAAGGATGAACTCCTAGAGGTGGCGTTGAACGGCATCGAGCGTAAGGCCGATGTCATCCGCCTAATGGCCGCCACACCTCCGCAAAATCCACAAACCAAACGCCTCGCGGGCGAGATTTTAACCCTCGTCGAGCAGGTCAAGAAATGGGTGTAACTATGTTTGATAGTTTTGAAAGTCGTGGCGTTTGCCACGCAGAAATTGATTATGCAAACCGTCTGGATGAATGGCTGACAGATTGGTTGCCACAAAACCTTCCTGTCATTGATGAGTTTCTGAAAATCACAAAGAAACTTCACGATGACATGGGTCGTGAGCATTACGGCGCACAAGCAGTCTACGAAGTCATGCGCTTCCATCGTCTGCAGCGCGAAGGTGCTGGTGAGTTTAAGCTGAACAACAACAATGTTGCGCTGATCGCACGTTACATCATGGCGAAACACCCACAATACGACGGGTTTTTCAGCCTCCGCACTATTAACGGCATCCCAGAAGTACGCGCCAAGCACATCTTTGAGGATGCCATGCGTCGCGCAGGTCAGCTTCCAGCTGCTCAAGCGGAGTTGTTCTAATGCCTGTGCGGATCATACGCGATCAGTCTGGCGCGGACTACCACGCCGAAATGGCGCACATCAGTTCATCGTACATCAAGGATTGGGGGCTGCGGTCCCCAGCCCATGCGGAACATGGCGAAAAAACCATAAACCCATACGTGGCTGATGAAGGCACCGCCATACACCTTGTGTTTGAGGGCAGGGATAACCTTGTCATTGAGGCAGGTGAAACGCGCCGCGGTTCTGGCTGGGAAGAAGCCAAAAAGCGTGCGGCGTCGATTAACGGCGTTGCCCTGCCAAAAAAGGCGTATGCAACGGCGATTGCAGCGGGCCGCAGTGCGCGTAACCACCCGACCATCGCTGAGTGGTTCAGTGCCCACGAGGTTTGGCATGAGGCGTCGGTGTACGCAATTCACGCTGCAACTGGGCAGGGCGTTAAAACAAAACCTGACGTGTACTTGCCCGAAACAGGGGCAATCCTTGATTTGAAATCCGCTGTATCGGCTGATCCACGCGATTTCATACGTGCCTGCTTCAAGTACGGGTACGATTTGCAGGCTGCGTTTTACCGCATGGTGTGCCGCGAAGCGGGTCTTCGCGTCAGCCCCAATTTTCACATTTTAGCCGTCGAAAAAACCAAACCGTTTGCGGCTCAGCATTTCGTGATGGAGAGCGACGTTCTCTCTGCTGCGGAAGAGCGCGTTGAGCAGATCATGCTCGAAATTGCGCATTCACGGGAAACAGGCGTGTTCAGCACAGGCTGGCCTCCAGTTTCCAAAATTAACCTTAACCCAATGGGAACTTAATCATGGAATACAGATTGTATAACGTGACTGCGCTACACGCGCGTCTACACACAGCACACAACTTCAGTGCATCAGATAATCGCTCAATGCCCTGTGCATTTGATGCGCCTGATGCGAAGTATGAGTGCAGTTTTATTATTTCCGAGGCTCAAGCCAAGGAAACGGCACGTAAGGTTGTTGAAGCCTACAATTCAAAAAAGAAGCACGATTGGCTGGAGTTTAAGCCATCTGGTCTTGATGATTTGTTTAAGCGCGACACGGATATGAACGGCGTTGAAACAGGCAACTACATCCTAAAAGCCGTTAAAAAAACCTACGGCGAAGAGGGCAATGCCCCAAAGGTTTGGATGCCAAATAGCAAAGAGGCAACCGATGATTTCCGTGTGACAAACGGATCAGATTGCCACGTCGTCTTGACGCTTGCGCCGTGGAACTACGCGGGCAAAGCGGGTGTCCAATTCCGTCTAAAGGGCGTGATGGTCACAACGTTGGCTGACGCGCCAGCAATGGGTAACCCGTTTTTGGACGACCCAAACGCCAACGTGAATGGCTCCATTGATGCGGAGCTAGACAGCCTCATGAATGACATAGCGGGCAAGAAGGCACCCACGCCTGACGCGCCGTTTCAGGACGACGTACCCTTTTAATCACTCGTTTGTAGGAGTTTCAGATGTTTGACATCAAATCAAAGCGAGTGCGCTTGGGTTATGGGTTGCGTAAGGCGGGTGTCTCACGCGCAACTTTCTATCGCAAAATGTCGGGCCACCCGTTGGCCCCACAAACAAAGGTGGAGCCAGACGGCTCCGCCACTTTCCGTCGCACAGAAATGGATCGCTTTGTAAAGGCGATACGGAAAGATGAGGTGTAACGGTGACTAACGTCAAAGCATACCCCGTTGCACACGCCGACTATTGCGGCAAACTCGAATGGTACTTGGTCCCAATCCCTGCAGGGTCAAAGGGGCCAACACATACCAAGTGGCAGACGCCAGAGCGCACACTGTCAACGCCAGAGGCAGCGCAAAAGTTTTTTGAGAACAACCCAACACTGAACGTTGGGTTGCTTCACAGTGCCTCTGGTACCTGCGCCGTAGACATCGACAACGTCGAATACACGCGCATGATATTTGAGGAGCTGGGCATCGACTTTGATGATCTAATGCAGTCAGCACCTCAAATTGTTGGGCGTGAAAATCGCGGCAAGTTATTGTTTAACGCGCCGCCTGATTTGGTGATGCGCAAAATATCATGGCCTACAAAAGATGATCCGCGCCGCACCGAAGTGGTGTTTGAGCTGCGGGCAGGGCCAGTACAGGACGTGTTGCCACCAAGCATACATCCCGACACAGGGCGTCCGTACCGCTGGGAAGGGCGTTCGATCTGGGATGGGTTGCCAGACTTGCCAGAGCAACTTTTGACGATCTGGCGTGAGTGGGACTTATTTCGTCCGCAAATGATGGGGATTTGCCCGTGGATACAGCGCGACGCGCGGCCGCCTGCAAAACCGCGTCCACCTAGCGATGGGCCAAGTGTTATTGATGCGTTCAACGCGGCGCATGATATTCGTAGCTTGCTGATCCAGTACGGATACAAGCAGACAGGCAAAGATCGGTTTCTGTCGCCTAACTCATCAACAAAGTTGGCTGGGTGCATTGTGTTTGATGATGGACGCGCTTTTAGCCACCATCAGTCAGACCCATTTGATGAAAAGCACAGCTTTGATGCCTTTGAGGCATATTGCCAATACGAGCATCAGGGAAACATCAAAGAAGCCGTCAAATCGGCGGCTGCACTTTTAAACTTGAACGAAAAGCCACGCGTTGAATTTGCTTCAGAGGTCGAAAGCGAACCTAGCAAACCTTTGTTCAAACGCATCGGGCTTGAGGACGTCACACCACCTGTGTGGTTGGTGAAGTCGCACATCGAAGAAGGCACCTTTGTTATGGTGTTTGGCGCGTCTGGAGCAAAGAAATCATTTCTTGTTTACGATCTCGCATGTTGCATTGCGACGGGCAAAGATTGGCACGGCTATCGGGTCAAACAGGGTGCGGTATTGATTATTGCAGGTGAAGGCCATGGGGGTCTTAATCGCCGTCTTAAAGGCTGGGAGAAGTTTAATAATCAAAGCCTGAAGGATGTGCCGCTATATGGCAATGAGCGACCACTGATCCTCACGGACGATGCGGATATAGCCGCGCTAATTGCATATATCGAAGAACGTATCAGCATTGATGGCACACCATCATTGATCATTGTTGATACACTGGCACGTGCGTTAGGCGCAGCGGATGAACGCTCTGGTGCGGATGTAAACAAGCTGATTGCGGCTCTGACAGGGGTCATACAGCAATATCGCTGTGCAATCCTTCTGGTGCATCACACGGGCCACTCAGACGCCGCACAGCACCGCGCAAGGGGTGCCTCTGAACTGCCTGCGGCGGTTGATCATGAGTTCCGCGTGGAACCCTTCGAGGAAGAGGGGATGCAGCTGCCTGCAACGTTGCTCACTAACACCAAAAGCAAAGATGCGGCACTCATGGAGCCTGTCATTTTTGATATGATCAGTGTTGGTCTTGGGGTTTGCGATGAGGATTTGAAGGAGATCAACACGCTTGTCCCTGAATTGCGCGGGCCGATAAGCGAAGAAGACGTCGAAACCATCAATCCGATCACAGTCGTGGTTGATGAGGATCGTAAGTTGCGGCGCAAGGGTGACTTCAAAAAACCCGATCTTGTTCGTGAGGTGTGGATCACACTGGATGGCAGCCGTAGAACAGCGGAACGCTGGGTGCGTAAGGCGATTGAAAGGGGGGAAATAGATGACTTCCCTAGATCGTAGCCTTCTTCAGATTGAGGATTTCCTCAAAACGCACCCAAACGCATCTGTTCGGGTCAAGTTCAATGGCGATGACAATTACCGTAATTATCCGTCGGGTGGTGTAACAAACGACACTTTTTGCGACACTGCGGATGAGGGTGTCGTTTTTGAGGATGATGAAACTGAAATTTGCGACACTGTTGCGACAGTTAAGCGACACTTGTCATTTTCAGAATGGTTTAAAATCAATGCCTTAGAGGATGTTAGCGACACTGTTGCGACACCTTCAACACCAAGTGTCGCTCGGGATGACCACGCGACAGCGGAACCCCAGACTAGCCCCCCTTTAGGGGGGCGTCTGGATGCGGGTGACGCGCCGACTGTCGATTGGGCTGATTTGAGTGAAAAACAATTTGAGCAGGCACTGCAAACAATCACCTGCCTTGAGGAGCTGAATGGCTTGGCCAATCGGCGGCGGGTGCTGCAACGCGATTGCAAGCAGTGGTCTGAGGCGCAGCGCAGTTTGATCCTCATGCGCAAATTCATGTTGGAGAATGGCCATGGATGAAATCCGCTTAGGCAAGCTGATGCTGAAGTACGAACGCGAACAGGCAATTTTGGGCAAGCGGCCACCGCTACCCTGCGACCTCCGCATGAGGCTCAAGGAGTACAAGCGGCCAGATCGCACCAAGGATGTTCTGCACCACATCAACGCGCACAACGGCATCACCACGAAGCAGTTGTTTGAGAAGGTCAACTTTTCCTACGAAGACTTTCAGGCTGCGCTCCGCACTTTGGTGAAGCGCGGTCAGGTGCTGGTGGGCCAACAGGGCCGCAGCAAGATTTATTTCCCGATGGTCAAAGGACGGTAGCTATGCTGACAGACGAAAAGCTGAAACGGCTATGCGCACATGATTGGCGCACAACGATCAAGGCAGGGACTGATGCGGCAAACGATAAACGCCGCAAAGGGACGCGCATTGATGGCACCCACGTCGCGTGGGAGTTGCTCAAAGACGCGGTATCCGTGTCACGGGTGGCATACGCCGCACCGCCACGGTCAGGTTACCCAAAGAAGTCTGCACTGCCTGACGGCGTGGATGAGGTCACGGCGTGGCAGCTGGTGAGCGCGTACTTGAAGGGCGAGATCGAAAACCTGCCATCCGCAGAAACAAAAGCGCCACGCCCCACGGCGCAGCAGATCACGCGGGCAGAGATGATATTGGAGCTGTGGCACCACGTGGCTTTGATGGAGAAGGGCGACCGTGACCGACTGAAAAAAGCGATATATCTGAAGGCCAGCGGTATGCGTCCAAGGGCCATTAGGGATCGCTTGGGGCTAAACTACCAGCAGCTTTGGAACGCACAAAAACAGGCGTGTTCAGACATCTGGGAAAAAATTTCGCAGTTATCGCAACTAGGGGGTTGATAAAACGTGAGACTATCCTGAGATTTTCACTAAGATTGGAAATCCTATGCTCGGATCGATCTTACCTTTCATCTGCTCCATACACGACCTTGACACCCATTGGGTCGTTTCCCTGTGTGGCGGCTGCTGAACTCCCAGTCGTCACACATCTTTTTCAGACGTTTGCTCCACGTCTTGCTTGTTTCTGAAATAAATCACGATCTCTGGTTCGCCCCGATGGCCACAGTGCGAACAGCGTGATTTTGCTTTGATTTGTTCAATGTCGTTGATGCCACGATCAATGAACTGCTGCACGGGTACGTTTTTGTCGTGCCGACATTTCACGCACTGGATGTTCAACCAGTGTTTGTTAATCAGATTTAGTTTCGTCACTGCTAATGAACTTTTTGATTTCCCAGTAGGACGCAACAGAGAACACAATAGTGAGCAATATTAACATCCAGTTGCCACCCGAGGTAAACACGCCACGGGCGACAATGAAAGTGCCAAGAATAAACATAAATAAACGGAACAATGATGGTGTTCGGGCTTCTTCTTGCAATTGTGCTTTTCTAGCGGCCTTTTCTTCAGGTGTACTTTCGGAAAACAAGGTTTCCAAAACCGTAGGCTCGTGGTCAGTGGGTGATACTCTCGCCCCACAGTGTGGACAAAGTCTTGCTGAGCGAGCAAGTCGCTCGCGACACTCTGGACAACCCCAAAATCGCAACCCTGACATGCCTTTTGCCTTTCTGTAGGTGCACCTTGAAAACACAGCAACGCAGTCCCGAAGCACATGTATATCGCTCACTGTACAGTTCAAAGCATTGGGCGACAATACGGCGTCAGGCACTGACACGGGACGAATACAGATGCCAGCACAGCGGCTGTGGTGCGCACCTGCAAGCGGGCAGGGATCACCCACGCAGCGCGGTTGTACACCACCTGAAACCGCATAAGGGCGATCTCGAATTGTTCTTCGATTTAAATAATCTGCAATCCGTCTGCTGGACTTGTCACAGTGGCGACATCCAATCGACTGAGGCACTAGGCTACGACAGCACAATAGGAAGCGATGGTTGGCCTATTGATCCAAGGCACCCAAGCGTCTAGCACAAAAGAGCGCAGTCGCTTGTGTCTTATTGGTCCATGTAAGAAAAATTTGGGACGTATTCCTTTTTCAAGATTTTTTTCAAATCTTTAATGCAACTGTTAAAAACTTCTTGAGTGAGTTTTATTTCACGAAGGATAAGTTTGGCTTTCGTGTCATCTTGCGCTTTCCTGCGGACAGGGTTTCTTCTCTTTATAAAACCATTGTTTTCCAAAAGTGTTGTAATTTCGTGTATCGGGCCAGTTTCAAATCGACTATTGAGTTCCCATTGGTTCCAACGTTCTATTTCATAGCAATAAACCACCCTGTGTATCTGTTGATCAATCTTGTTCAGTTGTGAAACGTCAATAGTTTGGGCGTGGGAGTTACTCGACAGCAACATTACTAACACAAATAAAATCTTCTTCATCACACTTCCACATATACACGCATGCTATGACGCAAAGCGTAATTTTAAATGGGGGGTGGGTCAAAGACAAAAATCATCAACACGCAAACCAGCGACCCCATAAAAAATGTTTTGCTAACTAGGATTTTTCTCACGACATGCCTCGTAAACGCACAGACAGCAAAGAAAACGCAGCGCAAATTATGGCAAAGTCCGCAGTGCCAATTACTGTGCCGAGCAATGTCCCGCTAAGCGATACAGACATCCCATTTTATCACAACGTGATTGGTGAGTTTGCGCGAAGCCAGTGGACAGAACATGCCCTTGAGATCGCAGCCATGATGGCGCGGACGATGCATGATCTAAACGCAGAGCAACAAGCGTTGCGTGAAGAGGGTTACATTGCTGTCCGTGAAAACGGCACGACCGTTGAGAACCCGCGCACAAGGATCGTTAAAAGTCTGACGTCTGATCTGCTATCGCTGCGTAGATCATTGGGCGTCAACGCGCGGGCGCGCGAAGAGGCTCACGTTGCTAGTAAGAAAACACTAATTGCCAAAGCCATTGAGGCTGACAACCCGCTGGATGATGGCCTGATAGCAAGGCCGCAGTAAGTTAATCACCACCAAATTCAAACCGAGCATCTAATTCGCAGGTGAATGTAAAAGATTTTGGAGAAAATTTGTCTCTGTAAGGCAGCACCTCAGACTTCGTCCATTCATCAACTATTTTGAAGTCGTCTACTTCTTGAGCCGTCCATACAGCAGTTTGCTTACATGGATCACTTACGTCTGTGGCGATCTCGACGGTAAATTTATCTTTTAACTCAGCATCAAACTCTGACCATTTTTGCTTTAGGATCATAACAAACATTTGGCAATCCTGCGCATCTTTAAAGGTATTCATGATAGTTCGTCTGATCTCTGGCATGTAGGTGTTCCTCACTGTTTGAAAGAAAGCTACCATAAAAATGACGACACGCGGAGAAAAGGTTTGCCAGTTCATTGAACGCTACTGCCTGATCCCAGAAGGTAGCAAAGTTGGCCAGCCGATAAAGCTGTTGGACTTCCAGCGTAAGTTTGTTTTGGATGTCTACGATAATCCAGCGGGGACGTCGCGTGCTTATCTCTCGGTGGCCCGCAAGAATGGCAAATCTGCTCTTATCGCCGCAATCGTATTGGCGCACTTAGTTGGGCCAGAAGCAAAGCAGAATAGCCAGATCATCAGTGGTGCGCGATCACGCGATCAGGCCGCGTTGGTTTTCAAACTTGCTGAAAAGATGGTCAGACTATCGGATGAGCTAACAAAAATTGTGCGTATCGTGCCAAGCCAAAAGTCATTGGTCGGTTTGCCCTGTAATGTTGAGTACCGAGCGATCTCTGCTGAAGCGGGGACCGCGCATGGCTTATCCCCTACCTTAGCCGTGCTTGATGAAGTCGGGCAGGTTCGTGGTCCTCACGATCCGTTCGTGGAGGCTATTGAGACGGCGCAAGGTGCGCATCATCAGCCCCTGTTGATTGCCATCAGCACCCAAGCCGCCACGGACGGTGACTTGTTTTCGCTGTGGTTGGATGACGCCGCGAACTCTGCTGATCCACGTATCGTGTCACATCTCTACACCGCACCGAAGGATTGCGAACTGTCAGACCGCAAAGCGTGGGCTGCGGCTAACCCTGCAATGGCGCAGTTTCGATCACAAACTGATATTGAAGACTTTGCTGCACAAGCCGAACGGCTCCCAGCAAAGGCAAACTCATTTCGCTGGCTCTACTTGAACCAGCGCATAGAGGCGCAATCGCCATTCCTATCTCGGGCAGAGTGGGAGGCAAACAACGCGTCTCCCAACGTCGAGCACGGAGATTATTGCTTCGCAGGATTGGACTTGTCAGCTAGCCGTGACCTTACGGCTCTCGTCTTAGTTTTTCCCAAAGCGGACAAGTTTCACATACAGCCTCATTTTTTCCTCCCTTCAGACGGGCTGCGTGATAAATCCCAAGCGGAGAAAACTCCCTTTGACCTCTGGGCCGACGAAGGATTTCTGCACACAATAGAGGGGCCAGTCATTCAGCCTGCTATTGTGGCGCAGACTGTAGCGGAAATTGCGGAAACATATGATCTGCAGTTGCTGGCGTATGACCGCTGGCGGATCAATGACTTCCAGCGCGAGTTGGATAACATTGGTGCGCAGATACCTATGAAAGCCTTTGGGCAGGGGTTTAGAGATATGTCGCCCGCTGTCGATAAACTGGAACGCCTAGTTGCAGAGCGCAAGTTATGCCATGGCGGTCACCCGATTATGAACATGTGCGCGGCTGGTGCTGTTGTGCAATCTGACCCCGCAGGGAACAGGAAGCTGCACAAAGCTAAAAGCTATTCAAAAATCGACGGACTGGTTGCGCTAGCGATGGCATTGGGATGCATGAGTGCGGACGACTTAATACAACCGACGTCGCCTTGGGATGACCCAAACTTTAAGTTGGCGGTTTAATTTAAGTCTGCTTCCAGTTTAAAACCTGCGTTTTTTAAGAAGCCGATAAAGTCCCGCATATTCTCGTGACCCTGTATACTTTTGACCGCAAAATATCCTGAACTCATCGAAAAGGCTTCGTAATATTTGCATGGATCGGTATTAGGAATTACGTTGCTAATTTCGTCTAAATGCTTCTCGTAGCCTGCCCCTAGAGTTATTTTGACCATGTTATTTGGTAAAACTTCAGCGATCAAATCTGGCCAATACTTAGATTTTTCGTCCGTTGACATGCTTTTCATTAGGAAAAGTTGATTGTCTTTTTCACAGAAGTCTAGGTTAGACACATACGCTTTATCACCAACCAAAAGGTCGCCGATTAAGTAGCCATATGTAACTCTTCTTACCTCATCACGCGTTACGTTTACGTCAAACGCTTGAAGCTGAGTTGACCAAAATATCGCACTAACGAAAAACAAAATCGAACGCATATAAAATCTCCATAATGAGGCAACGCTACTATGGGCATGTTTGACAGATTTATAAAGACCGAACAACGATCACTTGAAAACCCGACTGTGCCTGTTTCTGCGGACAACTTCCTGCACTTGATGGGCTGGGGTGACTTTCATTCCACCTCTGGTGTGACGGTCAATATCGACACTGCTCTTGGCGTTCCTGCTGTTTGGGCTGCAGTCAACTTTATCTCAGGCACGTTGGCCAGCCTGCCGCTTGAAGTATATCGCGCAAACGAGCGTGTGACGGATGGAATTGGCGCGTGGCTCAACCGTGCGATCAATCCAACGACATCTTCGTTTCAATGGCGCAAGTACAGCTACGAGCAAACCCTAACAGGTGGACGCTCAGTCACGCTAATCCTGCGCAACGGGCGCGGTGATGTGACGGACTTGGTGCCGCTTGACCCTGCTGATCTGCATGTTCAAGAAGTCATGACATCGGAGTTTCCGACGAAAACTTACCGCAGTAAGAGCCGCGTTTACCAAGCCTCAGAGGTCATCGACCTGACCTTTATGCAGAAGCACAATCAGATCGACATACGTGGTCCGATTATGGCGAACAAAGACATCATTGGTTTGGCCATTGCGTCAGCCCGCTATGGCTCTAAAGCGTTCCAGTCTGGTGGTATCCCGCCAGCGGTACTGCAGGGTCCATTCCAAAGCGGTGCAGCGGCACAGCGGGCGTCTGAGGACGTCGCAGCCACAACTGCCAAGCTAGCGCGGGAAGGGCGACCAGTTATGGCTCTGCCTGCAGGTCACGAACTTCGATCTGTTGGGTTCTCCCCAGAGCAAATGCAGCTGTTGGAATTGCAGCAATTCTGCATTGAACAAATCGCGCGTATCTATTCATTACCGCCAGTCTTTATCCAAGATTTAAGTGATGGAACTTATTCCAACGTGGAGCAACAGGATTTGCATTTCGTAAAACACACGCTGCGTCGTTGGATTGAGCAGACAGAGCAGGAGATGAACCTTAAACTGTTTGGCCGTGAAAGTGATACGGAAGTCCGCTTTAACGTGGATAGCTTGCTTCGTGGTGATTTGAAAACCCGTATGGAAGCACACGCGACTGCAATTCAGAACGGCATTAAGACGCCAAACGAAGTGCGTGAAAAAGAAGGCTTAGAGCCATTACCCGCTGGCGATGATCTGATGATCCAAGGTGCGACTGTGCCGATTGAAAGCCAAGATACGTAACTCTTGCAATAAGTCTCTCATGTCTCATAATGAGATAGGGAGATTTTGGTCATGCTGCGTTTCTTTTTTATTTTAATTAGCGTTTTAATTACTGCGTTTGGCAGTTCAAGTTTAGCTAAGGGCGTCTCTTGCCTGCCAGATGGTTATCCTCATGTAAAAATAAGTCCGGGTTGGGATTGTAATAAAGCGTCAACTGCGACTGAAAAAGCCATATGTGAAAAACAAGGTCCACCACATTACCCTGCGGTGAAAGATTTTTTGGTTGGGCAGATATATAAACAACTTAAAAACGCTGGACAATTGACACCTGTGCTAATGGAGCAATTTCGCATCAACAAAGACAATCGCGATTATTGCGGTGACAATGTTAGTTGTATCTCCAAAGCGCGTGGTGCTCAGCTTAAATCTTTACTGAATTTAGATCAGATTACTGAAGACGAGTATGAAGCATGGTATTGCGAATTTATTGAAACCAATAATTTGATGCCAAGTGCAGATGAAATAGCTGCATTCAAAGCAAAAAGTGATGCCGATTTTGCTAAAAAGGTTGCTGAAGAAGAGGCGCGTAAAGCCAAGCAAGCAAAAGAATACGAACAAAGAATGGCGAAATTGGCTGAGCAAAAAGCCAAAGAAGAGGCAGAACAAAAAGTCTTAAAACAGAAATGGGATACTAAGCGCAGCGAGTTGTTAGCGAACAGTATAGGCTACAGAAATATTCTGCTGTACATGACTAAAATGGAAATTCGTGACGAAGCAAAATGCTTTTTAAAGCCCCAAGTCAATGCTGTGTGCTACGGCTTGGATAACATAAAGTTTGGCGGTATTTTTGATGAAATTCCCGACTTTAAAAGTTTGGATCGCGTCTTAGTCAGTCTGGAACTCGATTTAGGACCACTTGATACCTATTCTTGGGTGTCTGCGCTTTCGAATTGGAGCAACGCCGATCCTGAAGATCGAAATATTTATCAGAATATGCGATCTATTTTGGATAAAAAATACAAACTAGATTTTGAATTTAGTGAAAGAGATATAACTTTTTTTGATGACGGTGAAAAAAACACATTGCGAGTGTCTTATAATAGAGGGCAAGTGACGCTAGAGTTGCGCAAGAAAAAGATCGATTACTCAACCGACATCAGACTGTTTTTAAACTACCAAACACCAGAATTAGGTGCGAAATATATGCAGCGGTACGAACCTAAAAAAGCAAAAGCGAGCGACTTTTAAAACCACTACCCGCTGGCGATGATCTGATGATCCAAGGTGCGACTGTGCCGATTGAAAGTCAGGGTGAGGGTGAAGCGGTAGTAGTTTCGTAGCCAACAAAAAACAGGGAGCCTCACCCTCGTACAATGCTAGGGAGCAATTGTGTTAAGTTGTACGGCTTCAAACGAAAAATGGATCAGTGTGCCGATGCGTGAGCTGACACGGTGGAGTGATCAACCCACGCAAAGGCAAATATAGGACGGCTTTCGCCGCACCATACAAGTCTCAACGACTTAAATTTCAAAACATTTAGAGGAACATAATATGGACAACCGAGAAAGTCGGCAGTCTGCATCTTTTGAGGTGCGGGCTATTGATGATGCGACGGTCGCCGTCGAAGGTTATGCGGCTGTCTTTAATCAGGAAACAGTCATAGGCGGACAGTGGCGAGAGCAGATTGCACAGGGTGCTTTCCGCAATGCTATTGGTCGTGATGATGTTGTATTTCTTGTAAACCATGATGGGTTGCCCTTGGCGCGTAGTCGTAGCGGAACCCTTGAGTTGTCGGAAGACGATCATGGCTTGCACATTCGTGCGTTGCTTGATCCCACCGATCCAGATGTCCGAGCCATCGTCCCAAAAATGAAACGGGGCGACTTGGATAAGATGAGTTTTGCGTTCGTGCCGACCCGCCAATCTTGGGATGATGAGGATGATATGCCTCGTCGTACTATAGAGGAAGCGGAGCTACACGACGTATCTATCGTTACGACCCCAGCGTACAGCGGCACCGAGATCGGGCTGCGCAGCTTGGAGCGGCATCGCAAAGCACAGAAGAAGAGCCAAGCAGCCCGCAGAATGCGGATGAAGGCTCGCCAATCCCTAAATCGCAAAGGAGAAGTCTCATGACAGAGATGAAAACAATGCGTGAAGAGATGGCTGCTATTGCCACCGAAGCACGCGCTAAACTTGCCGAAGTTACAGATGAAACACCTGAAGATCGTGCAGCAGAGATTGAACGTGAATTTGACGCCATGATGGCGGATCACGACAAGCTAGCTGCACGTGTCGAGCGTGAAGATCGCGTTGCTCAGGCGTTCAAAAAGCTAGAAGCAACCGACACCGCACAAATCCCAGAAGCCGAAGGTCGCACAGCACCTGCAGTCGACAACGGTTTGACCATGGATTACCGCGCAGCATTCGCTGAAATGATTGCAAATGGTGGTGATGCGTATGTTGAGCCAGAGGTTCGCAACGTTTTAAAAGAATATCGCGTTCAAGTGGGTTCTACTAACTCTGCTGGCGGCTATACCGTCCCAACTGAGCTAGCGACGTTCATTGTCGAAAGCATGAAAGCGTTTGGGCCAATGTATACAAGCCCATTGTTTACAAGCATCGAAACAGCAGCGGGCAACCCGTTCAACATTCCAACGCTTGACGACACCAGTGTAACTGCTGAAGCGCATACTGAGGGTACTCAGCCAACCGACGACGGCGGCAAAGACGCGACCTTTGGTCAGAAAACACTAAGCAGCTTTGCATTCGACACTGAATGGGTTCGCTGGTCAGCGGAATTGAACGCAGACAGTGTCTTCAACATGGAAAGCCTACTAGGCCGCTTGCTTGGTGAACGTATGGGCCGCATCGCAAACGCGAAGCTAACCACAGGTTCTGGTTCATCTGATGTCGAAGGTATCGTCACAAACTCAGCGGCTGGCGTAACTGCTGCCTCTGCAACTGCCGTGACTGCCGATGAAATCATCGACTTGGTGCATTCCGTTGATCCTGCTTATCGCCAATCACCAAATGCTGCGATCATGATGAACGACAGCACACTAAAGGCGATCCGTAAGTTGAAGGATGGCAATGGCAACTACTTATGGCAAATGGGCGACTTCCAAATTGGAACGCCGCAAAACATTCTGGGCTATCCAGTTGTTGTGAACCAAGACATGGACAGCATTGCGACTGGCAAGAAAACAATCTTGTTTGGTGACATGTCTCGCTTTTATGTTCGCAAGGTTGGCCAGCCGAGCATTTACGTTGCACGTGAACGCTTCGCGCCTGACTTTGGTATTCTTGGCTACATTCGGTTGGATGGCTGCTTGTCCGATACAGCGGCTGTGAAGCACCTAGTACAGGCGTAATAAAAATGGGTGCTGCGCTTCTAGACATTAGTGCAGCACCCACTGGGTTACATAGTCAGGGACGACTACCGTCTAAGTTTGTCGAAAATGTTATTTTCAGTCAACGTTAGCTTAGGGGGTAACATTGCAGTTAATGATCAAAAGCAGCCGTGCAGATGTAATTCGGGCCAGTTGTGTTGTCTTCATCTAAATAAACTTCTCCAAAAAGCACTGTAGCGTATTTCTGCGATTTAAGGAGTTTAGCACCTGTAATACACTCCTCTATCGTAGAGAAGCGTCCAACTTGTTCATAGTGTATTTCTTCGCCCTCAAGATTGCTAAAATATGCAAGCAGAATGAAAATTATGTCCATTTTGTATCTCCTTGATTAAACTCGTACTTAGCTACGTTTCACTTCATAAAGCTAATGCTTAGGAGTTTTTAGCGTGAAACAACACGACCAGTGCAAAAAAATGTCAAATGGTCGCCTTCTTCGCTAGTTTGTCGAATTGCAAATTTCCCTTGTCGTTCGATAAGTTCGCTACGCCATCCGACCTCTTGCGCCAAAAACCAGACACCGCTTTTTTGCCGCTCTAACAAAGTCTGCTCGCAATGCTGCTCTGATTTAAAAACATTAACTTCATCATTTGGTTGATAAATTCTTGCGGCGACCACGTCACCGTTAAAGGCTTCAACCATTAGTAAAACAAATTCAACGACCATAAAAACTCTCTAGCACCTTGGTATTATAAACAGGAGCCTAACATGAAACTTAAATTACTCCAGTCTATGGCTGGCATCGATTTTAGTCACAACGTAGGTGACGTGATTGAAGTCAACGATGCGGAAGCTGTAAAGCGTTATGTCGAACGTGGCATCGCGGAAATCGTGAAGACTACGAAAAAAGAAACTGCGGCCAAGAAAACAGCTGCAAAAGAGACAGCCACGAAAGACTAATCAATGCCGACCTTGTCGCTACAGCACCGTGTTGAGCGCGTGACCGCACCTACGTCTGAGCCTGTTTCAGTCGCAGATGCCAAGCGTCACCTGCGCGTGGAACATTCAGATGATGATCTGCTGATCAAACGATTGATCGAAACAGCAGTGGCTTATGTCGATGTTCGTGGTGCGTTAGGGAAGGCGATGATCACACAGACGTGGGCCGAATGGTTTGCGCCCAATCCGTCTGACGTTGTGCTGTCGCTTGGCCCAGTTCAGTCCGTAAGTAGCATTAGTTACTACGATACGGACAATGCCTTGCAGACAGCGACGTTAGATAACTACTACGTTCTAGGGCCGTCGACGCGTACAGTAATTAAGCCCAAGACTGGTTACAGCTGGCCAATAACATTTACACGTGATGATGCGATTAAGGTTCAATACGTTATTGGCTACGGTGATACGTTTCGCGATGTACCCAGTACAGTGCGTCACGCGATCATGATGCTTGTTTCTCACTATTACGAAAACCGTGAAAACGAATTGATCGGCACAATTAGCAAAACCATACCATTCGGGTTTGAAGCGTTGATCGATAGCGAACGGGCGTCGTTCTATGGCTAGGGCAGGCTTGTTCCGCGAACGCGTTACGTTTCAGCGGATGGCATCAACGACTGATGATTACGGCAACGTCACTGCTGCGTCGTGGTCAAACATTGTAAGCCGCAACGCTGAGCTGACCGAGCGTACAGGGTTTCAGAATGACGAACAGGGTGCGCTGCAAGATGTGGCTATTGCCCGAATGAAAGTACGCTCCGACACGCAAATTAAAGCTGTTACCATAGCGGATCGCGTATCTGCGCGTAATACGCTCTGGGCCATCAAATCAATTTCAACCGCAACACCAAAAGGCGATATTCTTGAGTTTGTCCTTGAAAAGGGCGTTGCAACATGAAGGTGGACAGTAAGGGCGTCTCACGCGCTTTCAAGGAACTGCCTCGGAAACAACGCGCTTACATTTTTAAGGCCATCCGTAAATCGGTAAACGAAGGCGTGAGGCTAGCAAAAACGCTTGCGCCCAAAGACACGGGCGATCTTGCGCAGGGTATTCACGCAAAATACGAGATCGAACCTAACGCTCTTGTCGGATCAGTAGAGGCTGCGCCGTCAGATGCTAAAAGTCAGATTAAAGCGTTGGCCGTCGAGTTTGGTCGCCAATACACACGCAGAAGACGTCAGCCAAAGCGCACTGGCAAGAAGTACACGGGCAAAACCACGCCCAATCCATTCATCCGTCGGACGCAATCAATCATTGGCCCAAAGCATACGGGCCGCATCAAACGCGCGATGAATAAAGCGGCCAAAGAGGTGGGACTGAAATGAACGGTTTTGCTTTGGAACTGCAGAAGGGTGTTCGCGCCAGACTGGCTGCTTTGAGTAGCATCACGGATTTGGTATCGACGCGCATCTATGACGAGCCGCCAACCTCTGTCACGTATCCATTTATTCGCTTTGGAAACATTACGCCCAGCGCGGACGATACGGATGGCAGCACAGGCGCAGATGTCAGCTTTGAAATAGAAGCATTCAGCCAAGCCACGGGCAGGGTCGAAGCCACGCAGATCGCAGAGGCTATACGTGCTGCCCTGCATCGCTCTGAAGGCAGCGTCAGTCTTACGGGGTTTCACCTCATTGAGCTGCGTTGCGAGAATTACGTTGTCACAAGGAACAGCGACGAACGGGGCCATCGCGCCAGCGTCATCCTGACAGCAAATCTAGAAACCGCCTAACGTCGAAAGGAAACGGAAATGGCTAAACAACTTGGACGCGCGTTCCTTCTCAAAATTGGGGACGGCTCAGGCAGCGAAGTATTTTCTGCATTGGCAGGAATTAACTCTAAAACGCTGACAATTAACAACAGCGCGATTGATGTCACAACGCCTGATGCGTCATCACCTAGCGGTGCTTTGTGGTCAGCATCTTTAAATGGCTTGAAGCAGGTCGCTTTGTCTGGTGACGGTGTATTTTTGGACGAGACAGCAGAAGCGCGGTTGAACACCGTGGCTATGCAAGCTGATCCCGTTGCAAACTTCGAGATCGTTGTCCCTGACTTTGGCACCTATGCTGGTGAGTTCCGTGTTACATCGCTTGAATTTGGCGGTGAGACAGAGGGCGGTGTTACGTTTTCAACAAGCCTTGAAAGCAACGGTGCTGTAACCTTTACCGCATCATAATGGCCATATCTGCAGTTGCTCCCAGAGGCGGCATTGTCGAGGAAATCGACGGCGTCAGCTACACAATTCTGTTACGGTGTCGTGAAATAGAAAGATACGAGGACATCCACAGAGGTATATTTGATGTTTGGGAAGGGTTCTTTGGTCGAGGTCAAAAGCCTTCGTCATCTGAAGTTAGAGACATTGTGGCTCTTGGCCTCGTTGGCGGCGGCAAGACAGACGCGGAAGCTGACCGCATTCTTGAAAACGCAACTCCTGCAGACTTATTCAAATTCTATCAGATCGCTCAAGCGGCTCTGGGCGTAGCGTTTATGCCTGACGCCTTTGACGAGGCTGAACTCAAAAAAAAAGACATGACACTGGACGACGAAGCAGTGGTCTTAATGTCCGAAAAATCATCGCAAATGGCATCGTAACGGGACTAAAACCTGAAGAGATCAGGAATATGATCCCGCGCGATGTCTTTCTTGTGTTTGAGGGGTGGCAGAAAGCGCACAGCCCGAGCAAAGCAGGCGCGAAAGCACCAACAATAGATGAAGCCCGTGAACTGGCGGAGAGGTACGCGTAATGGCGATCACAGCGCAGGAACTCAACGTCATACTTTCGGCGCGGGACAAGCAGTTTACGAAAGCGATGGAACGTGCGCAGCGTCGTGTTGAGAAGTTTTCAGCAAAGTCGCAGAAAGATTTAAGCCGCACAACTAAAGCAGTGAATGCGTTGTCTGTAGCAGCGAATAGAATTGGGCCAGCCTTTGCGTTTACAGCTGTTACAGCGGGGCTTTCCAACATGCTGCAGCAGGCTGCCAAAACCGCATTTGAAATTGAAAAGCTGGCTAATCTTTCTGGTGTTGGTACTGAGCGGTTTCAGGAACTGGCATATGCCTCTAAATCGGTAGGTGTCGAACAGGACAAACTTGCCGATATTTTAAAAGATACAAACGACAAGTTTGGCGATTACTTCGCAACAGGTGCTGGGCCACTTGCTGACTTTTTTGAAAACATTGCGCCAAAGGTAGGCGTTACGGCTAAGGCATTCCAAGGGTTGTCGTCGGATCAGGCATTGGGGCTGTACGTTAAGACGCTGCAGGATGCGGGCGTAAACCAGCAGGAACTAACTTTCTACATGGAAGCCTTGGCGTCTGACGCCACTTTGCTGGCTCCATTGCTCACAAACAACGCGCAAGCCTTAAACAGTATGGCGACAGAGGCGCGAAATTTAGGTGCTGTGATTGAAGATGATGTGATTTCAGCGACGGCAAATATGCAGACGCGCTTTGACCAAGCAATGACCGCGATGCAGACTAAATTCAAAAAGTTTGCGATGGGTGTCGTTGTCGGTTTCGATGTCATCTTTCAGATTTCTGAAGAAGAACAAGCATTTCGTCTCGAAAAGGAGATCAAGAAAATAGAGGACCAGTTGGGTCGTGTATCTAATAGCATACGGCGTCGTACACTGGAGCCAAAAGGAGATTTAGTCAAAAACCAAGAGGCGATTGACAGTCTGGTCCAACAGCAGTTGAGACTGCAAAACACGTTGAACGAATTGCGTGGAGCTTATGACCTAATTTTGCAAGGCATCATAGACCGAAACGAGCTAGACGAAACACTAGACAGCTTGCTGACTGGTGGCAATACAGGCAGCGGAACTTCCAGCGCGGATAATATTGCAGCGGTAAACAAGCAGCTGAAGATTATGGGTCCATTGCTGGATGATCTAGATAGCATCGCCAATACTTTGGAAAACTCACTGGAAAATGTATTTATGTCGGCCATCGATGGCGCAGACAGCTTCAAAGATACGGTTCGCCAAACAGCCGCTGCTGTGGTTCGTGAGCTGTACCGTGTATTGGTCGTGCAACGGCTTGTGAATGCAGCTATGGGATTGTTCGGCGTATCTCCTGCTCCAGTACCTAGTGTGGGCGGTAACGCTGCTGGCGGTGCCGTATATGCGGGTCAGCCTACAGTCGTCGGCGAACATGGTCGTGAGCTGTTTGTTCCATCCTCTGCTGGTCGTATCTTGTCGGTACCCCAAGCTAAGGCTGCAATGGGTGGTGGCGAAAGCATTGTGGTTAACCAAACCATCAATGTTTCAACTGGTGTTCAGCAAACAGTGCGCAACGAAATCAAAACACTTATGCCGCAGATTGCTGAAAGCGCGAAAAGTGCGGTGGCAGATGCGAAGCGAAGAGGCGGGTCATATGGAAGGGCATTTGCGTAATGGCTATTTCATATCCGCTAAGTTTACCTAATCAGACATCGATCCGCTCAATCGACATCACCGCCGTAAACGCGGTCGCATACTCACGATCACCGTTCACCTTTGCTGGTCAGGCACAAACCTACGCAGGGCAAATGTGGCAGGCAGATATATCGCTTAAGCCCATGCGCCGTGCGGATGCGGAAGAGTGGGTGGCTTGGTTGCTATCGCTACGCGGGCAGCACGGCACATTCCTACTAAGCGATCCCGTCTCAAACAGTATTCGCGGGACTGCAACAGCGGCTACGATCTCTGGTTCCGCTGGCGATCAGACAGTCACGGCGACGGTTGCAAGTGGTGACACATTATTGGCGGGTGACTTCATCCAGCTAGGCACGGGGTCAGACGCTACGCTTCATAAGGTTTTAGAGGATCATACTGGCACAGGGTCAGGGGCTAATCTCGAAATATGGCCAGCCTTGCGCAAGGATCGCTCTAGCGTATCGGCTGATCTGACAAGTGCCGCTGGACTGTTCCGCTTGGCATCCAATGAAACCACTTATTCTGTTAGCCAGCTGGCGGTTTATGGGATCAGCTTTGGAGCGATGGAAGCAGTATGACGCGCACGATACCATCCTCAATCACGGCTTTGCTTGGCGATGCAACGATTGAACCATATTACGCCGTTGATCTCGATTTTCCATCTGCAAACTTGCGACTGTGGACAGGATACGGAGATCGCACGATCAACTCTGCGACGTATCTTGGCTCTGGTGATCTTATGCAGATTGACGGGCTAGAAGAGGCCGCTGATCTATCAAGTCGTGGTACAACGCTGACGTTCTCTGGTGTGCCTAGCAACTTGGTGTCTTATGCGCTGACAGAGCATTACCAAGGTCACCTTTGCACAGTGTATTGGGGCTTAAAAAGCGTGTCTGACGTTGTTGAGATTTTCAGCGGCTATATGGATCAAATGACCATACAGGATGACGGTGAAAGCGCAGTTATCCAGCTGAAGGTTGAAAGCAGACTGATTACTTTGGAGCGTCCTAATATTCGGCGGTACACTCAAGCAAGTCACGACGCAGTCATTGCAACGGAAGGCTATTCCAACACGACCGATACGTTCTTCAAGTGGGTCACGCAGCTGCAAGACAAGCAGGTGCCATGGGGACGTGATAATGTTGATGAGCAATAAAAAAGCGACACCAAACATCTTGAGGAAAAAAATCTTACAGTATGGAGTAGTAAGTGATCGGTGCCGCTTATAGTGAAATGGTAAGTGCATAATACATGCCAAACCCTAATCAGCCTGATCTTGAGGCACTTAACGCTTACATCGCAGAAGTGCGCGACACACCGTTTCAGTGGCATCATTTTGATTGCTTCATGTTTACAAATACCGCGTTCCAGCGCATGTACGGTGCGGGATGGGCGGATGACTGGATTGGCAAGTATATCGCACCCAGCGGGCTTTACATGAAGCGTCAGGAGCTACGCGAAACCTTTGGTGCTAAGACACTGCCAGAAGCGATAGATAGACGTCTGAAACGCATCGATCACGTGCCACCACGTGGTGCCTTGGTTACAACAAAACACGCCCGACGCTGGGTTATCTCTGAAGCAATGGGAATTGGAATTGGATCGTCCGCTGTCTTTGCTGGCAAAGCGGGGCTGGTGCAGCTGCCAATTGAAACAATAAGCAACGCTTGGGTCAAACATGCGGCATGATTTAAATCCATACAGCCCAAGCCGATATGGGCGTTGGGAACATTCCCCACGCATTGAAGCTGTTGCGCAGTATTTAATCGCGGCCAGCGTTCCGAAAATTGTGGCATATGCCATTGCCTATATCGGAGTGACAGCTGTCACAAGCTGGGCTTTACGTGCGCTTGCACCAATGCCTGAGTTTGGCGCGGTTGAGACGGGTTTTTTGACCAACGCACGTGGTGCGACCACTGCGCAGCAACTGGTATATGGTGAAGTTCGTAAAGGTGGGACAATCACCTTCATCGAAAGCAACGGCACAAATAACGAATACCTGCACCAAATCATTTGCCTTGCGGGTCACGAAGTGAACTCAATCGGTGACATCTACATCAACGATCAAGTCGTCACGTTGGATAATGACGGCAATGTCACAAGTTCCGACTGGCAAGATAGCGACGGCGACAGCACCATTCTGATCCAGAAGTTTACAGGTGCAGCCAATCAAAACGTTTACTCGACGCTGAGTGCATTAACCGATGGGCCAAGCTGGCAAGGTAAGCAGACAGGCGACGACACAAACTTCCGTGGGCAGGGCATTGCCTGTATTTATGTCCGCTTAAAGTACGATCAGGATGTATTTTCGCAGGGTGTTCCGCTGTTCACCGCCAAAGTGCAGGGAAAGAAAGTTTATGATCCACGCACCTCAAATACTGCTTATAGTGCCAACGCTGCTTTGTGTGTGCGTGATTATCTGGTTAGCAAGTATGGATTAAATAACAACGGAGCGGTCAGCGACACTTCATTCTCCGCTGCGGCTAACACTTGTGATGAAAGCGTAACATTATCGGGCAGTGGCACTGAAAGCCGCTACGAAATAAACGGCGTCGTAAGCCTTGATCGCTCGCCCAGCGATATTTTAGCTGACATGATGACGGCTTGCGCGGGAACTTTGTTCTGGGGAGCAGGCAACTGGCAGCTGAAAGTCGGTGAATATACCACAGCAGTCAAAACGTTTACTTTGGACGACTTTAGATCAGCGATTACGCTAGATACAAAGCACAGCCGCAGAGACAATTTTAACGTTGTGCGCGGCACGTTTGTAGATGCAAGCAGTGATTACGTTCGCACTGATTACCCAGAGATAAAGAGTTCAACTTTTATCAGCAATGACAATGGGATAGAAAGCGCAATTGATCTATCTCTGCCGATGACAACATCTGGTTCTATGGCGCAACGCCTAGCCAAGATGACTTTGTTCCGTGCGCGTGAGCAAATGACGCTTACAGCGGATTTTGGGATGGAGGCATTTGAGGTTCAGGTCGGCGACATTGTCGGGATCACAAACTCCAGATACGGCTGGACAGCCAAAGAATTTGAAGTTGTCGGCTGGAAATTTGGCAATAATGGCGACGAAGGTGAAATTGTTATCAGCCTTACGCTGCGGGAAACCTCATCTGCTGCCTTTGATTGGAATGCAGAAGAAGGCGATATTGACGGTAATGACAGCACATTACCAAACGCGGGTAGCAATTTAACAATTGCCAGCTTGTTAACCTCTGGTGGGGGTCGCACAACATCAGATGGCACGTTTATAAACAGCGTTATCGTTTCTTGGACTGCGCCATCCAATCCTTTCATTTCATTTTATGAGGTGGAGCATAAGCCAACCGCTGATAGTAATTACGCAGCGACTACAACATCAGAGACAAGCATTGAGCTATCACCGCTTGTGGACGGTGTAGAGTACACGATACGCGTTCGTGCCGTCACTATTTCAGGGGTGCGTGGTCCGTATGTTGCGGCAACCTTTACTGGGGGTGGCGACGTCACTGCGCCCAGTTTGCCAACAGCGATCAGCGCAACGGGTGGTTTTAAGTATGTGACCATTAATTGGACGAACCCAGCAGATGCCGATCTTAACTATATTGAAATTTACGAGAACACATCGAACACAAGCGCGGGTGCGACAAAGGTCGGAATATCAGCAGGGGATACGTTTACCCGAACAAACCTTGGGCTAAACCAAACAAGATATTACTTTCTCAAGTCTGTAGATTTTAGCGGGAACGCGTCTGCATTTACATCTGGTGTATCTGCAACAACGACATTCCTTGATGATGCTGACTTTGAAAATGGTGTTCGCCAAATCTTTATTGATGCGGGGCTAGACTTAATTGAGCCTGTATCCTCACTGCCAGCAGCAGGTGACTTCACCAATCAGCAGGTGTTCCTGACAACGGACAACAAACTCTACTACTGGGACGGCTCGAACTGGCAGGCAGTGGTTGCAGATGCATCGGTTGGTGCGGGCGATATTACTGCTACGGAAATCGCAGATGGGGCAATATCAACTCCAAAGCTAGCAGCAAATGCAGTCACAGCGGCAAAGATTAACAGTGGAACGATTACTGCGAATGAAATAGCTGCGAACACGATCACTGGTGGATTGCTCGCTACGTCAGGTATCATCACCAGCGCGGCACAGATCAACAACGCAGTCATCACAAATGCAAAGATTGCAAACGCGGCGGTCGATACTCTGAAAGTTGCTGGCGACAGCATTACTATTACGGACTTTACGGACTTCTCAACGCAATCGGGCAGCGGGCCTTATACATTTAGCACAAGCGTTTCGATGGCTTACGCTGGCGATATTGTAGCGTTTGGCAATGTTGAAATGTTTGGCACTGCTGGCTCAGGCGATACAGCAAGGTTTCAGCTATACATAGACGGAACTGAAATGACGGGCATTAACTATACAGGGCAGGGGTTACTTGGCTTGCATACAATGGCAGGGTCAAAATCGGTGTCGTCTGGTTCGCGTACTGTTTACGTTTACGTGAGCAATCTTTCAGGCATAACTAGCCCATCCGCGGATTGCCAAATAACAGTCTTTCGGCGGTACAGATGACACGTTACACAAAATACGATGCTGACACAGGTCAGGTGGAATACATCTTTGATGGACGTGACGACGAGTTGCACCTGCATCAGCCGTGCCTTGCTGGCGAATACCCTGCGAAAGAATACACCATTGTTGACGGGTCACCCGTCCGCAAATCACAGACTGACATTGATCAGGTAGATATTGATCGCGCATGGATAGAATTGCGGAACCGTCGCAACGGCTATTTAGCTGATTGTGACTGGACGCAAGCGACAGATGCTCCGTTAACCGATGCAGAAAAAGCAGACTGGGCAAACTACAGAGTAGCCTTGCGAAATTTGCCCGCAAATACGGCTGATCCAAGAACACCAACTTGGCCAGATAAACCCTGAAACTAACCCACAACCCAATGCAACTGAGGCGGCGATAGCCGTCTTTTTTTATGGAGGAAGCTATTATGGCGACTTTTAACAAAGTGAACGATTTCGTAGTAAACGCAGTTCACAACATGGATTTGGAAAGTGACCAAGTTGTTGTTGCTTTGTCCAATACAGCACCGTCTTCTGAGACATCTGACCCATCAGCCGATGGCAATGGTATCTTGGGCAACGTCACAGAGGTCAGCTACACAAACCTGTCTTCACGCAACGTGACCACATCATCATCAAGCCAGACGTCAGGCACATACAAACTTGTTCTTGCTGACATCACTCTGACTTCCACTGGTGGGTCAACTGGGCCGTTCCGCTATGTCTACATTTACAATGACACAGTAACATCGCCAGCCGATCCGTTGATTGGGTATTACGATTACGGTTCATCGCTGACGCTCAATGATGGCGACAGTCTGACAGTAGACTTTAGTGCAGCAAACGGTGTGCTACAGATCGCGTAGGTGAGGTCATGGTTACTCTCGCAAACCGCGTTAAAGTAAGCACGGCTACCACTGGAACTGGCACCATAACGCTTGGCTCTGCCGAAGATGGTTATCAAACGTTTGCAGCTGGTGGTGTCTCTGACGGAGATACAGTGCGCTACGTCATAGAAGATGGCAGTAACTGGGAAATCGGCATAGGAACTTACACAGCAAGCGGCACAACACTGTCTCGAACGGTTAGTGAAAGCAGCAACTCTGGGTCACCAATTAACCTGTCTGGCGCAGCTGTGGTGTTTATTTCGGCCACGACTGATGACATCCAGTATGCGCGACAAACCACAACTGAGTTTACTGCTTCCAGTGGTCAAACCACGTTTGTCGTTTCACACGTTGTCGGTTTGGAACAGGTGTTCCTTAACGGCGTAAAATTGGTGGATGGCGGCACAGATTACACGGCAAACGGTTCGACCATTGTATTGGCGAGCGGTGCAACCGTTGGCGACGTTGTCCAAGTAGCAGCATTCAGCGGCGTAAACCTAGCAGATTTAAACGCAACAGATGATTGGGGTCTAGTCACTGGCAGCGCAACTGCAACAGACGACTTCGGTTCAGTAACAGGATCATAGACATGGCAAGACAAGTACAGCTTAGACGCGGCACAACATCTGAACACAGCAGCTTCACAGGTGCGGTCGGTGAGGTCACAGTAGACACAACAAAAGACACAGTGGTTGTTCACGATGGATCAACGGCTGGTGGTGTACCCCTTGCTAAATCAAGCGATCTATCGGCTTACGCGCAACTATCTGGAGCAACCTTTACAGGTGACGTCGACTTTGGATCGAACAAAATCACCTACGCAAACGTTTATTCAACAGAGGGCGACTTGCCTTCAGCATCCACCTATCACGGCATGTTTGCGCATGTGCATGGAACGGGTAAGGGGTACTTTGCGCATGGCGGTAATTGGATAAAGCTGGTTAATGAAGACACATCGGGCAACGTTACGATTAGTGGCGATCTAACCGTCAACGGGACAACAGCAGCGATAATCTTCACGCCAAGCGTCATTACTGCAAACACAACGGCAGTTGCTAACACCACCCATTATTACCTGAACGCTGGAACGATCACGCTGACATTACCCGCGTCACCCTCTGCTGGCGATGTGGTAAAAATCACCGAAGTGGCTGGGAATACCGACTGTGTGGTTGGGCGCAACGGATCAAACATTATGAGCGATGCAAGTGATCTGACTTTGGATCAGGCATACGCGGTCATTTACCTACAGTACGTCAACGCAACGATTGGTTGGGCGTTTGCCTAAAGGAGAAAACACATGAGCAATCTTTCAACATTCTTTGGTGGCAGTTCCAGCAGTGGCGGGGGTTCAACTGTATCTTCAACTATAACTACCTACCCAAGATTTAAGCGTTTAGAGTTTCTAAATACAGCAACAAGTATTACGCTGGATAATGGATATATCCACGGTGGCCCGTATGTCGTAGGGATGAATGATACGCACTTTGTGTGTCATTACATTAATACTAACAGCGGTGCCTATTTAGCAAAATTATTTAGGGTTAATGACGATTATTCCGTAACTGGCATAGGAAGTTGGCGTCAAATTATTGGATCATCGCCGACCGACTTAGATGGCATTCAGGCGGGTAATGGTTATAGAAGCGTCTACATTGCTTCACAGCAAAGCAGCAATATACGAATAATTAAATTTGACTGGGATGGAGGTACAGGCACATCAAGTGGAACCAAAATAAACCAATCTGGTGCAAACAATACTCCACTAAATAATTGCTCTTGCCTAATAGATGGAACTTTAGTTGGTCAAGTAGGCAGCACTAATTCTGGGGGATATATATACTACGTTTCAGATAGTCTCACAGGAACTTCAAGCAGCGGAAATTATGGAATTGGTTGGGGTGGCAATGCAAGCCAAGTAGGCTCTATAGGCATGGAGGGAACTATAAATTCTTTCGGTGTATATGGAACTACTTTTGCGAGATATTGGACTTTGTATCGTGGGAATAACGGTAGCTTGTCAATTAATGAAGTAGATGCGGCGTATAACCAAAGTTATGTTTACAGCCCCAATCAAGCTAAAATTTGCAGAGCAGGTAATCGTGTAGTCGTTGCAATTCAAGACAACCAAAATAGCCGTTACGGTAATAACATGCTTGAAGGTTATGGAAATGGCAGCACCAATGGCGGTGCATTCCAGTGGTCGAGGGCGAATACAGGGTACAGTTATTCGCAAGGTCATGGTTTTGCTGACCAAGACAGAAAATCAACTCCTTGTTCTGATGTAGAGGGTGGGTCTTTCTGTCGCCAATACAATGGAACTTACCTTGATCGTGGGTACATTGCGGATTTCGGAGAAGATAGTCGCTTTAATGTTTCATATCCCTTTAAGTATCTACAAACCCAATCTAGTACGGCAAATCACGATAGCGCGCGGGGTCAGTGTATAATCGGCGACAAGCTAATTCAGTGTCACAAATTCGGAACATCTAACGGTTCTATGAGTATTGAATTTGACATTTGGAAAGTATCTTAAGGAGCGGTTGGCATGTCAAAAGCGCGTGACTTAGCAGACTTTATTTCCACTGGTAGTATTCTTTCTGATGGCACACTGGAAACCGTAGAGATCGACGGCGTAACAGCTACGCCAGTTGAGCTAAATAAACTGGACGGGGCAACCGTCACAACAGCCGAAATCAACTATTTGTCGGGCGTTACATCTGCCGTGCAGACGCAAGTTGACACAAAGGCACCGACGGCAAGCCCGATGTTCACTGGTGACGTGACACTTCCAGATAAGATTGTTCACACAGGCGATACAGATACAGCCATACGATTTCCCGCTGATGACACAGTGGCGTTTGAGACAGGTGGAAGTGAACGGTTGAGAGTTGGTTCTTCAGGTCAGATTGGCATTGGCGGTGCAACATACGGCACATCAGGTCAGGTTCTTACATCTGGCGGTTCTGGTGCTGCACCATCATGGACAACAATATCGGCGGGTGCGCCTTTTAGCGGCTTTGGATCATAAAGGAATATCGCGATGACAACCTATAGCTTTGAAGATAAAGAATACACATTCACTAAAAGTTCAGACTGGATTTATTTACAGGGTAATACTGTTTACACAGTTCCGACTGGCAAAATCGCTAAACTTGAATTTGACAGTTTTCATATTAGCCAATCGGCAGACAATCAATACGGTCAAACAAGCGTATTGTTTTATACCGAAGGAACAAACATTAAAAGAAAACACAATTTTTTATATTATAATGGTGCAGATGGTGATGTTTCTTCTTTGCATTGGTACAACCCAACAAACTACGCAAGAATAGATGTTTCAGGTGGCCCTACATCTATTCAATACAATTCAACGATGGTTTCTCAGCCACAGGATTGGTCGCGAAATGGTACTGTCGATACAACACCTGATGAAAATACTGCACAAGTTGGTTTTCAAGGTTCTAATTATGGCGCACGGGTTTTGGGGCCATCATATTTCTACATGAAAGCTGGGGAAGTCTTAAAGGTTATTTCTGTCAGTAGATTTGGTTCAGCACCATCTGGAAACCTATACGGCAATTCAAGATTTATGGTTTTCTTGGAAGATAGCTAAACAAAGGCAAGTTAAATGTTTGCATTATCGCCCAACGCAGCAGCAGCTTTAGGTGATGATGGCGGCATTCGTAACTTCTCATTAGTTGCGGATAGTGCGTCATACTTTCTAACTGGCATCGACCTAACTGCACTATCTATTCGCGATAACTTTATTGCAGATGATGGCGGATTTAACCTTACTGGTCAGACATCCGTATTTGTGATCAATGCTATCGCAGATCAGGGGTCGCTTACTTTTAGCGGCATCGCGGCTAACTTTAAGAAAGGCTACAGCTTAGTTGCTGATAATGCGTCCTTTGCTGTAACGGGGCATGCTGCAAGTGTAACTGGTGCGCTGAACGTAGCGGCAGATGAAGTCGATTACACATTAACAGGCCAAGACACTGCATTCGCAATCGCACACCCTGTCGACAATGGCAGCTTTGCATTCACGGGGCAGGACAGTGATCTAACGCGCGGCTACGCACTTGATGCAAGGCATGGCAGTTACATCATCACAGAACAGGATAGCCAACGCAGCGTAAGCAAAATCGGTGGCCAAGGTGACTTTACACTTACTGGGCAATCAAATGGTTTTGCGTTTGCAATGGAAGCCGACGCTGGGTCGTTTACTCAGACAGGTCAGGCTTCGTTCTTTGGTGTAACTGTCGTTGCTGGTGCTGGCTCATATGCGCTGTCAGGGCAGGCGGCTAACACTGCAACAAAGGTATCGTCTCAGTCAGGTTCTTACGCTGTCACAGGGCAAGCTGCCGAACTACCAGTCAACACGTTGCTTACGGCTGATGCTGGATCGTTTGGTGTCACCGCTCAAGACAACAACTTTGATGTCGCTGACAACTTTGTAGCTGATGCTGGGTCGTTCCAGTTGCTGGCAGAAGACGTCGCGCTTGAGGTTAACTACTACCTACTAGGTGATCGCGGTACGTTTGCCGTAACTGGTAATGACAACGAACTGATTGAAACCAATATTCTGCCTGCGGGTACGGCCACCTACACCATAACCACAGACGATGCGCGACTAGAGCCTGTCTTAACGCTGCCTGTTCAAGCTGGTGTATTCACACTTACTGGTCAGTCCGCAGGGGTTGCGCAGTTTCTCGTCGTTGAGGGCGTCCAGCTATACACACTCACTGGGTCAGACACCTATTTCGACGCGGGCCGCGCCAGACGCTTTGAATACGCAAATGTTGCCAACGCTGCATCGCTCACCGAAACGCAGCCCAACTCCGTCATTCTTGTCGATCCAAACAATGAGGCCGCTTAATGAGTTTCTACATCAAACAGAACGACACTACGCCATCGCTACGCGCCAATTTAAAGAACGGCAGTGGGGATGCAGTGGACTTAACCAACGCCACATCACGATTTCATATGCGCACTATGGGTGGGTCTACAGCAAGTGTGGATGCGGCTGCGCAGATCATCGATGAGGCTACTGGGGTTGTTCAGTACAATTGGGTTAGCGGCGATACGAATACCAACGGGACGTTTGAGGGTGAGTTTGAGGTTACCTACCCAGACGGCACAATCGAAACGTTTCCGAACGACGGCTACATCACCATCGAAGTTACAGACGACATTACTTAGAGGCGCACATGGACAAACGAACAGTTGCATCTGCACACGAACGCATTGATGACATGCAAATTCAGGTCGCGGAGATCAGAACCGAAGTCAAAATCCAGTTCAAAGAAGTCTTTGCCCGCGTGAAACGCCTTGAGGCTATCATGATTGGTGCATCAGCTTCCATTATTGCCATGCTGGTGATGGTGCTGACACGGATGCCTTAAAAGCCGCTTCCACCACCAACATCGTTGGGCCAAGACTGTTTGCTTAGGTCAACGTTTTCTCTGTTTGATGACATCATTTTGGTTGTCACTAATATTGCGGTGAACGCTCCAAAGAACATTGTTGCAATCAAATTGTTTGCGAACTTATCGCTATCGGCAAAGAGAGTTAGTACCCCGAAAACAAGAGTATTGCTGGCACCTAGAATTGTTAGTGTTTTGAGCATTGCGAACTCCAACTTCACACATCATAGCAAAATTTCGTCAAAAAATCAAAAATAGGTGTTTGAAAACAAAAAAACCCCCGCGTCGTCGGAGGCTTTCTTGGAGCGTAGTGCCAACACAGGGAGGAGTGTTTTCTACGCTGGCAACACAATGATAAGGGAGGTTCGTGTTGCGTATGAAACTAACTTAGCTGCACTGCAGCATTTTAGCTAGGTGCTATATTGCATACCCGTTATGCAAATTTCACATGGCTAAAATAAAAAAACGGCTCAATCACAACCTCCTCCCAAAAGTCGTGAGAACCGTTTTTACCCGTAAGGGGATGCGGGCCTTTTAAGCATATCTGCCAACATGTCAATCAATAGGTGACCCCATGGACCCGCTAACAGCATTGGCGGCGATCAAGACAGGTGTGGCTGCAGGCAAGCAACTGCACAATTTGTCGAAAGAGATCGCTGGGTTTTTTGATGCCACCGATGGTGCAAAGAAAGCCCACGCTAAAAAGAAGAACGGCATTTTTGCCAGCGCGAACGAAGAGGCCATGGCGACATGGACACAAGCGCAGAACGCAAAGACAGCCGAAGCTGAACTGCGGGAGTTTATCGTCAACACCAAAGGGTTCTCTGCCTATCAGGAGCTGCTGAAGATACGCCGTGAAGTCATTGCACAGCGTAAGGAAGCGGAGCGTCAGGCGCAGAAAGAGGCCGAAGAGCGTGCTGAAATGATAATGACCGTCTTTGCCGTACTGCTTCTTATTGTTGCTGCGGTCAGCGGAGCAGGGGCGTGGCTCTACTACAAAGGATGGATTGATCTATGAACGAACTGATCCCAGACAAGCAAGCATATCAAGTCAACAAGCGTCGGATGGCGTGGACTGCGCTGGGTATGATGATCGTGTCCACGATTGCAGTGTTAGTAGACCCTGCCAGAATGGCCGAAGCAGATGCCGTGCTGATGATGATGTACGGATCGCTATCGGCACTTGTTGGTGCTTACTTCGGCTTCTCTGGCGTGGCTGCTAAGAAATAAAACACAACTGCTGTTTATTATTGCTTCAACCTTTTCTGAATATTTGAGGCTTCTTCATGGACTTCGTAATGTCTAACAAGATGATTAGACCAATCTGGGTTTTCTAAAACAGACTTATAAATGTCACCTGCCATGTAGGCTTCTAACGCGGCCTTAGTCTCAAACATGTAAACACCGCCATAGGTTTTTTCCTGATGATTAAAGATGAAATGTTTATGTGCTAGACCATCAATCTCAGCAAATATCGGTGCATCTTGTTGAACTAAAGCATCAAACTGCTCAGGTGTGGCATCA